CGATGAAAGCACCGAGCAAAACGAAGCGCTAACAATGAGCGCCTTCCTTAAGTTTTGCTCACTCGTTGCAGTTGATAACAAGAAGCCAGCCACACAGAAAACCAAGCGTGAAAATTGGCACGATGCAGACAGCGCAGAGGCGCAGGAAATCCTTGCTACTAAATCCCCACGCAAGCCACGCAAGGGAACTCAAGCGGACGCAGTAAACACGCAAGAACTTATCGAGGCCTTCATGCGTGCGATGGCGAGCAGATAGTCGCCCGACACAAACTTAGCCCCGTATGCGTGCGAACGTGTACGGGGTTATTTAATGCCCGAAATTTTTTCGCCTCGCGCCTTCGGCGCTCGGGGATAAGGCGCTATCGCGCCTTTTTCGGGCGCACAAGGTGTCGCTAGCGCGACCCCAGTGCTTTAATCCGCCTGCGGCGGATGTATACACTATCAGTTTATATTTTTTTGGCATCATATGAAGTCAGTAATTTATACTACTTTTAAACATAGTGCGTTCGGTTTACCCTAGTTGAACGGGTTAGTATATATGTAACCGTAAACGAGCGTGAAGTAAATAGCGAGTTTCTCGGAGCGCTTATTGCGCTCCTCGTTTAGGGGGTAGTGAGGCGCCTGAAGGCGCCGAACGAAGGGGGATCTTTATGGAGGTTATATATGGGGTTTAAAGCGGGTGGAGAACACCACAGCGTTGTAGCCCTACGTGAGGCCAAGGCCAAGGTTATTGACTATGCTAGGCAAGGTCTATCCATTCAAGATGCCATTGTCAGGGCTGGTCGCAAACCAGATGTCCTGAAGGACTGGAAGAAAGACTCTAAGTTCATGGCTGAACTAGAGAAGGCAAAGGATGAGGGCCAGAAGGCTATCTCCATTGTCTCAGGTGATGCTAAGTTTAAGATAGGCTTTGAAGAGTTCTCAAGAGAGTTCTTAGATAGCCCAATCTTTCCACACCATCAGAATTGGATTGACATCCTTGAAGGTAGGACACCTTCCTGGCTGCATGATGCTATGGTCTATGAACCAGCCTCAGCCAAAAGACTTCTAATCAATGTGCCACCTGAGCACGCTAAGTCTACAGTCATCACAGTCAACTACTGTGTATATCGGATAGCGATGAATCCGAATGTTAAAATTACTATTGTCTCTAAAACCCAAGAACGTGCTAAGGAGTACCTGTACTCTATAAAGCAAAGACTCAACCATGAACGCTGGTCTAAGATGCAAGCCATCTATGGAAGCGCTGGTGGTTGGAAAGAGGACTCAGATTCTTGGAAAGCAGACCGAATCTATGTAGCACGTGACTCCACCGAAAAGGATCCTACTGTACAGGCCCTAGGTATTGGTGGTCAGATTACTGGTGCTCGTTCTGATCTAATTATCCTTGATGACGTTGTGACTACTACCAACGCTCATGAGTGGGAGAAGCAACTACTCTGGCTACAACGAGAAGTTATTACTCGTCTTGGTGATGCTGGTAAGTTACTTATTGTAGGAACACGTATTGCAGCAAATGATCTCTATCGAGAGATAAGAAACCCTGAGCATTGGTCTGGTGGTAAAACTCCTTTTACCTACATGAACATGCCAGCGGTACTTGAATTTGGTGATGACCCCGAAGACTGGGTTACATTATGGCCTAAGTCCCATATACCATGGGAAGGTTCTGAGGAAGAGGTTCAACCTGATGAAGATGGGTTATACCCGAAATGGAATGGCCCCGCTCTATTTAGGCGCCGAAGTGAAGTATCGGCCTCTGCCTGGGCTTTGGTTTATCAACAGCAAGACATCCAAGAAGATTCTATTTTTTCCCCTGGTTGTGTGCAAGGTTCAATCAACGGGATGCGAAAACGAGGACCGTTAAAACCAGGAGTCCCAGGACATCCTAAAGAAGCAGGTTCTTATTACACCATAATGGGATTAGACCCAGCAATGAGTGGTAGAACTGCAGCAGTAATTATGACCGTAGATCGTGTATCACGTAAACGGTATGTGCTAGATGTTGAGAATATGAAAGATCCAACACCTGCAAAGATACAAGAGTTAATTGAGGACTGGTGTACTAAGTACAATCCTCAAGAACTAAGAATTGAGACTAATGCTCATCAGAAGGCTTACGCCTTAGACGCAGATCTAAATTCATACCTAGCCTCTAGAGGCATTAGATTCTCAAGTCAATTCACAGGTAAGAACAAGTGGGACACATCTTTTGGTGTAGCCGCTATGTCAGGTCTATTTGGCACTATGCGAAATAACCTACATCAGGATAATAACCTAATAGAACTTCCTTCTCAGGAAGGCTCTGAAGGTATCAAGGCTTTAATACAGCAATTGATTACTTGGAAACCTGATACTCGTGGTCCTACTGACTGCGTTATGGCTTTATGGTTCTGTGAACTAAGAGCACGTGAAATAGTTAATAATGGAAATATAAATCAGACCCACATTAAAAATAGATGGGCTACTCGAAAGCAACTCGATCATCGATTTACTGTAAATGTAAACGACTACGAGATGTCCAGTTACGAATAGGAAACTAATGGCAGTTAATATTGAGACTATTGCGCAACGCGTTGATAATCTAAAATTACGATATTCTTCAAGAGATGCTCGTATGGCAGATATCCTTGCTGTTCGCAAAGGTAAGATGACCGAAGTATTTCCTGACTTATTCCCAGAGGGAATGAACTCAGCGATGGTCGCTAACTTTGTAGATGTTGCAGCCAGAGATCTTGCAGAGGTACTTGCTCCACTTCCTTCATTTAACTGTTCTACAACTAACACAGTATCAGATCGTGCTAGAACATTTGCTGATAAGCGTGGCATGATTGCTAATAACTATGTTTATCATTCACGTTTACAGTCACAAATGTACTGGGGTGCTGACTGGTACTTTACCTATGGTTTCCTACCTATCCATATTGAATTAGATTTTGAAGCACAACTTCCTCGTATCAGAGTAGAAGATCCAATTGGTGCATATCCTGAATTTGATAGATTTGGTCGTTGCGTAGCATACGCTAAACGATACATGAAAACACTTGGGGAATTAGCAAATGAATACCCTGAGTATGCTGGTGCAATACTTGGACAACTTGGATATAACCAAAACACTAACGCTATTGTAGAACTTATCCGTTATACAGATAAAAACAATATCGTTCTTTATGTACCTAGCCGTGGTAACTTAATACTAAACGAAGCAAAGAACCCTATGGGTAAAATGCTTGTTTACGTTGCTCGTAAACCTGGCATAGATGAAGAACCTCGTGGACAGTTTGACGATGTTTTATATGTACAATTAGCAAGAGCACGTTTTGCTAATCTAAGTATGGAAGCAGCAGAGAAGGCTATTCAAGCACCTCTAGTTGTTCCTACTGATGTTATAGATTTGCCTATGGGTCCTGATGCGATTATTCGCACATCCCAACCGCAAGGCGTAGGTCGAGTACAACTCGATATACCTAATGCTGCCTTCCAAGAACAAGCCGCACTTCAATCTGAAATGCGTCTTGGTGCTCGTTATCCTGAAGGTAGATCTGGAACAATTGATGCTAGTGTTATCACTGGTCAAGGTGTTCAAGCGCTTCTAGGAGCCTTTGATTCTCAAATCAAGGCTGGGCAAACGATTCTCGCCGAAATTTTCGAAGAAGTCATTAAGTCTTGCTTCGAAGTTGACGAGATGGTGTTCAACGTAGAGAAATCAGTTAGAGGTATAGCACAGGGTACTCCGTACGAGTTAAAGTACACACCAAGCAAAGACATCAAGGGCGACTCTTCAATTGAAGTACGCTATGGATTGATGGCTGGTCTTGACCCATCACGCGCTCTAATTTTCTCTTTACAAGCATTAGGTGCTGAGTTAGTATCTAAAGATTTCATTCGAAGAGAACTTCCTTGGTCAGTTAATGTTTCTATGGAAGAACAAAAAATTGAAATTGAAAAAATGCGTGCAAACTTGACCGCTGCTATTACAGCAACTGCACAAGCAATTCCTGCTATGGCGGCTCAAGGACAAGATCCATCTCCAATGATTAAAAACATTGCTGATGTGATTACACGTACACGCAATGGGGAAAGCATAGAGAATGCTGCGTTAGCCGTATTTACTCCTCCTGCACCTAATCCGCAGGAACAAGCAATGGCACAGGCGCAGTCTGGAATGGTTCCACCAGGTTCACAAGCCCCAGTTGAGCAGGCTCCCCTGTCCCCAGCCCCTCCTGGATCCGCTTCTGGTGGAACCCCACAACAAGGAGCACCAGATCTAATGACAATTTTGGCAGGTTTACAAGGACAAGCATAGTTAAGTAGGGGACAATGACTGCAATAGTTGGTATTCAAGGTAAAGGTTGGGCTGTACTAGGTGCAGACTCAATGACTACCTTTACAGATAAACCCTATGTTGCCAAAGGGTGCGACAAAATAGTTAAAGTTGGTGAGTATTTAGTAGCAGTTGCAGGTGATGCAACCGCTGGAGATATACTTTACAATGTGTGGCAACCACCTAAAGTAATTAAAACACAAGATTCAGATCGCTTTATGATGATTAGAGTACTTCCTTCTATAAGACAAGTGCTTACAGAAGCAGGTTATGACCCTAATCCGAAGAATAAGAGTGATGATGATGCTGGATGGGATGCATTAATCTGTTTTAATGGAAAAATATACCAAGTTACTGATGACTATGGGTATATGCGTGACGATAAAGGTTTATATGGCATAGGTTCTGGTGGATCTTTAGCCCTTGGTGTATTAGCATCAATGGATACTGAGACAAAGACACATGCTAAAGCGGCAAGTGCTGCTAAAAAAGCAATTAATGTTGCTATTCAGTACAATATATGGTGCGGTGGACCCGTAAATATCAAAACTCAATTTACTAAGTAGGAGATAT